GGTCTTTCTCGATGAATGCCATAAAGACGGCATCGAGCCTTACAAGTCGTACAGCGGCAAAGTAACCACCCGCCTGTCGCCGGAACGCCATCAGGCGTTAGCCATTGCCGCACAGGCCACCGGGCAGTCGATTAATGAACTGCTGAATGAAGGTGTTGATCTGGTTATCGAAAAGCATTCCTGATCCAGCGCCAACAAAAAAGCCGCCAATCACTGGCGGCTTTCTGCTTATTCGGTCGGCAACTCATACGGCGCGAATCTAATCACCTCTTCCCCGATCCAGTCGTTCACCTCCTTCATGCGCTCTTGCAGCGGTGTTAGCTCGTTGCGTACAAACACCTGAGCGGCTTTTTTCACGTCCCCGAAGCCGCCGGTATTGTTCGGGATAATCCCCATCATCTGCGGCGGTACGCGGTGCGCACTTAGCAAATCGTCGCGGCTGGCATTCTTGATGTTGAAAAAGTCATCCTTGGTGGCGACCTCGGATAGCGGCAAAATCTTAATGCCGTCCGGCTTGCCGTTCGGGGCGTACATGAACAGATTGCGGAAGTTTCCTAAGCCCTTTGTATCACGCATGGCTTGGCGCATTCTGTCAACGTCGCTTGTACTTTGCGCGGCGTCGGTCATATACAGGATGTAACCGGCGTGCGCCCCGTTCTGGTAATACTTACGGCGGAACAGCGTCGCCGCCTCGTTCAGCCAGGCGGAGTTAAGCGCGCTGAGGTACTCCGGCAGGCCGTAAAGTTCCTGATTGATGTCCGGCTCAATCAGGTGAAAAACGCTGTCGGTCTTGAAGCGGTGCGCCTCTTTCCAGTCCTGCACGAACCAGTAAGCGCCGCGATCCACGCCGCGGCGTGTGTACTTGGCCGGGGAGGATTTCAGCTGCAGCGGCGCGCCGAGCCGGTTTTGACGTTCTTCTAAATAGGCGTTGCCGAACACCAGATAATCCAGTGCATAGCGGCTAAACTCCTGCTGACTTAACAGCCGGTGCGGAATAAACGTTGATGCCAAAATGTTGCGCTTAACGTACATCGGCGAGCTGTGATGCACGGCGGCGCGCACGCTGCGCGCCAGCCCATCGAATGAGATTGGCGGCTCGTACCACTTCCCATTGGTTGTGCATTCGATGTAATCCAGAATTTCCCGCTTATCCAGCACAGCGGACGGCTCGCCAAAGGTAAAAGCCTCAAAATCCTGCTTCTGCTCTGCTGTTGGGGCTGGCGCCGGTGTGGTAAATGCCTTGCGGCCTTTGCGTTTGCTCATCAGTAAAACTCCAAAATATTCGGGCTGCTGTGGCCGCTGCCTGCGGTGAGCGGTTCGTTTAAGAGGGCGTGCATGATTGACCATGCAACATCGGCGTGGCTGGCTTCTTCGCTGCGGCTGGCGGTGTAGGTTGAGCGCGCGCCGCTGGCGGTCATGGTTTTGCGGATCGCCATAAAGGCGGCGGTGATGTCGGTGTGGCTGGTGTCGTATTCCAGACAGCCGCGCGCGATGGTGTCTTTTGCTTTCAGCACCATGGCGGTTTTGATTTCCGGCGTGTATTTGATTTCTCGCGCGGCCGGGAAGAACTCGCGCACCAGTTGGAAAACACCTTGGCCGACGGTGGTCGCGTCGATGCCGATGTACTCCACGCAATATTTTTCGGTAAGGTCTTTAATCTTCTGGGCCTGCGCGGCAAAGTTCATGCCCTGCCACTGGTGGCGCTCGAGCACGCGGAACTTGCCCCCGGCCACCATTGGCGGCGCGATCACCGCGCACCCGGCGCTATCGCCGCCGTTGGCTTCCGATGGGTCGTAACCGATCCACACCGGGCGATAACCGAACGGCCGCACGGCGTATGGGTTGAAGTCCTCCCACTCTTCCAGCGTATCGACCATGCAGCCTTGTAGCTCGGCGAACGGGAATACCGACGCGGTATCGTCAACAAATTCACACATCAGCAGGTTCTGATACTCTGCCGGGCTGTATTCGAGCGACAGCTGATCGAGGTCAAACAGGTTACAGCCGCCGGTCAGCGCATCCTCAACCGTGACAATCTGGCGCCATTGCCCATCACCGCACAGCACGCCTTTTGACAGGTGGCTGTGGCTGAGGTCGAGCTGAACGTGATCGGCTTTACTGCGGCGGCCTTTGTTGAACAGTTCCCCCGACCAGAACGGATAAGCGGAGTGCGCCAGACTCGACGGCGTGGAAAAGTAGGTAGTGCGCCACCGCTTGTGCAGCGACATCCCGCTGGCGACTTTGCGCAGCTCCTGAAACTTCGGTATCCAGAAATACTCATCCAGATACAGATTGCCGGTGTAGCTCTGCGCGGTGCGCACGTTGGTGCCGAGGAACATCAGGCGGGCGCCGTTCGGCAGCACCATCGGATCGCCTTTCAGGTCAACCTCGACCAGCCGGGCAAAATCAATGATGTAATTGCGGAACACATGCGCCTGCGCCTTACTGGCCGACAGGAAAATCTGATTGCGGCCGGTGGTCAGCGCATCGAGCAACGCCTCGCGGGCAAAGAAGAACGTGGCGCCGATCTGGCGCGATTTCAGGATGTTGCGAATACGGTGTTGCAGCCCGGCGCGATACCATCCCATCTGATACTCGAAAGTGGTTTCCGTGAAGATGCTTTGCAGTTTCTCCACGGCGGCCTCGCTGAACACGTTGCGCTCGGCGGGCTTGCGCTCGCCTTTGTTGCGGTTGGCGACGTTCGGGTTTAAGTCCGCCTCGTTGCCGGTCGCCGAATAGCGATTGACCCGCGCCAGCCGTTCAATCTGGCGGCCTAACAGGTCAATTTCTTTGAAGTCTTTCCCCTCCTTGACGTCTTTCATGATGAGCTGAATCAACCGCGCTTCCATGCTTTGCTCCACGCGGGAAATGGGCGCGATGCCGTCCCATTTATCGCGCAGTTTCCAGCTCTGCACAGTCGGCCCCTTGAGGTTCAGCGTTTCCGCAATTTGGCGCACAGAAAAGCCCTGCCAGTAGAGCAATGCAGCTTGGCGGCGCGGATCGCTGATGATGGTTGTTGCCGGTGTTGTATTCATGCCGACAAGGCTACGAAAGCGCCGGGCGGCTCGCATTAAGCCCTTGTTGTGCCTCAGATCTTCCAACCGCAACGCGTTGAGACGCGCCGCCATTCCCCCGAAACTAGCCCCGAACCCAATCACCACAACCGGAGCCGTTTACATGGCAAAGAAAGTTACTAAGTTTTTCCGTATCGGCGTTGAAGGCGACACCGTTGACGGCCGCGAGATCGGCGCTGCGGATATTCAGCAGATGGCCGCGACCTACAGCCCGAAGGTGTACGGCGCCCGCATCAATATGGAGCACATCAAGGGGATTTTGCCTGACGGCTATTTTCGTCGTTACGGCGGCGTGGTTGAGCTGAAGGCCGAGAAAATCGACGAGCCGGACGAACCGCTGTTGCACGGCAAGTGGGCGCTGTATGCCAGTCTGGCCCCGACCGCCGATCTGGTGTCGATGGTCGGCGCGGGCCAAAAGGTTTTCACCTCGATGGAGATCCGCCGCGATTTCGCCAAGACCGGCAAGTCTTATCTGGTCGGGCTGGCCGTCACAGATGATCCGGCCAGCCTCGGCACTGACATGCTGGAGTTCAGCCGCCGCCACGAGAACGTCGAGTTCTCCGCGCCGCTGGAAGTCCATTTCGATTTTGAGCCGGTCGCTGACCCGGAAACCTCATTCTCTGCCCGCATCAAAGCGATGTTTAGCCGCAAGCAGGCCACCGACGATGTGCGCTTTGGTGAGATGGAAGGCGCCGTGATGACCGTGGCCGAGCAGTTGCAGGAAGCGGACACCCGCTTTACCGAGAAATTCGCTGCACTGAGCGAGCAGGTTGCCGATCTCAAGCAACAGGTAAAAACCGGCAGCGATGAGTTCAGCGCTCTGCAAGCCCAGCTTTCCACTTCGGAAGATTTCAGCCAGCAGGCCCGCCCGGACGCCACCGGCGGCAACAGTGCGCAAGACGTGCTGACCGACTGCTAAGGCAGTCATACCCGATAAAACCAAGCAAAAACAGGAAGAAAAATGCGCAAGCAAACTCGTTTTAAATTTAATGCGTTTATGTCCCGCCTCGCCGAACTGAATGGCGTCGCTACCGGCGATCTGGATAAAAAATTCAGCGTTGAGCCGTCCGTTACGCAAACCATCATGACCCGCGTACAGGATTCCTCGACGTTCCTGACCCGCATCAATATCGTGCCGGTTAAGGAAATGAAGGGAGAGAAAGTCGGTTTAGGTGTGAGCGGCTCCATCGCCAGCACCACCGACACCGCCGGCGGCGATGAACGCGAAACGGCCGACTTTGCCTCGCTGGATGCTGAAGGCTATTTCTGCCAGCAGGTGAATTACGATTTCCACATCCGCTACAACACCCTTGACCTGTGGGCCCGTTATCAGGATTTCCAGACCCGTTTACGCGATGCAATTGTTGAACGTCAGGCGCTTGACCGCATCATGATCGGCTTTAACGGTACGCACCGCGCCAAAACCTCCAACCGCGTCAAATTCCCGCTGTTGCAAGACATCGGGCCGGGCTGGTTGCAGAAGTACCGCGAGAATGCGCCGGGCCGCGTGATGAATAAAGTCGTGGGTATCGATGGCAATGTGGAGTCTGAAAAAGTCCGCGTGGGCGCCGGTGGCGATTACGCCAACCTCGACGCGCTGGTGATGGATGCCACCAACACCCTGATTGCACCGTGGTATCAGGAAGACCCGGAACTGGTGGTGATCTGCGGGCGCCAGCTGCTGGCGGACAAGTATTTCCCGCTCGTCAATCAGGAACAGCCCAACACTGAAGCGATGGCTGCCGATCTGATTATCAGCCAGAAGCGCATCGGCAACCTGCCCGCTGTGCGCGTGCCGTACTTCCCGGCGGATGCGCTGCTGATTACGCGCATGGATAACCTGTCTATCTACTGGCAAGAGGACACGCACCGCCGCCATATGGTGGAAAACTCGAAGCGTGACCGCATCGAAAACTATGAATCCATCAATGAGGATTATGTGGTGGAGGATTACGCCTGCGGCTGTCTGGTGGAGAACATTAAGCTGTTACCGACGGAGCCAAAAAAAGATGAAATCGCCGAGCTGGCCGAGGCCATTGTTAAGGCGGTCAAAGTAGCCGCCGCACCAGCGGAGCCTGCCGCTGATACCGAGGTGAAAGCCCCGGAGGAAGCACCGGCAGACGACAAAGCGAAAGGCGGTAAATAACCATGGCCAGCCCTGCCCGCCGTCACCTTATGCGCCAGTCAGCGGTCGAGGCCGCGCAGCGGGAGAATGACCCGTTGCGCCACGCCAACGGCTATGAACGGATGATGCTTAAACTCAATGAAGATAAGCGAAAGCTCAAACAGGTGCGCTCACAAGAGCGTAAGGCCGAACTCAAGCGCCAACTGCTGCCGGACTATGCCCCCTGGGTTGCCGGTGTGCTGGCCGAAGGTCGCGGCGCGCAGGACGCCATTCTGATGACGGTCATGATCTGGCGTCTGGATGCCGGGGATATTCCCGGCGCGCTGGACATCGCCCGCTATGCGCTGCGCTACCAGCTGGCGCCGCCGGGCAATTTCGCACGCTCCACGCCATACCTCATCGCAGAAGACGTCGCCGAGTCTGCCACCCGCGCCTTTGAGGCCGGGGAGCCGGTCAACATTGACCACCTCACGCAGACGATGGAACTCACCGACGCAGAAGACATGCCCGACCAAGTGCGCGCCAAGCTGCACAAAATCACCGGGTACGTCTTGCGCGCGGCGGGCAGGGCTGAACTGGCATTAAACCACCTTAAGCGTGCGCTGCAGTTGCATAACGGCTGCGGCGTGAAAAAGGACATTGAACGGCTGGAGCGGGCGATACGCACCGCCGCCAGCCGCTGACAGAACGCGCCCCGCGCCGGGCGGCACGACGGCCGCGACAGGTTTCACCTCGTTAACGCCGTCGTCCACCGCCCCCTAACTTTCTGAGGTCATATGAGCACCGTTGTGATCCAACGGCCACGCCCGGACGCGCCAGCACCGCGCCCGGAGGATGAGCCGATCGTTAAAAACGTCTTTTTCTGGCCGGACATTGACCCGGCGGACGTGCGCGACGTGATGCGCATTGAAGGCACCATCACCGCCCCGCGCCTGCGGCTGGCAATTAAAAGCGCGATCGCGGAGGTGAACGCCGAGCTGTTCACTTTCCGCCGCGACCAGATGGCCGACGGCTATCAGCGGCTTGAGGATGTGCCGGGCGAACAGCTCGACGGCGAAAGCGTGCGGGTGAGCGAATACCGCAATGCCGTTAGCGCGATGACCATGGCGACGCTCTCGGAGCAATACCGCAGTTTCGACACCACCGCCACCGGCGGCCGCAAGGCTGATGTGGTTGAAGCCTCGATCGGCGAGCTGTGGCGTAATGCCCGCAACGCGATCAGTAACGTGGCCGAACGTAGCCACTGCATCATCGGGCTGCTCTGATGAGAGTCTACGCCCAACAGGGCGACACCGTTGATGCGATTTGCTGGCGCTACTACGGACGCACACAGGGCGTGGTTGAGCAGGTCTATTCGCTAAATGAAGGGCTGGCCGCTGCCGGGGCAATTTTGCCCCACGGCCACCCGGTCGAGCTGCCGGACGTGACCGCCGCGCCGCAGCGTGAAACCGTCAATTTATGGGATTAAAAACATGGAGCGCATCACCTCATTTTTAGCCTATGCGGTGGCGATGTTCCTCGCGTGGATCGGCAAGTATTCGCCGCAGGATATCGCCTTTATGGTCGGCGCCGCCGTGGGCGTCGGAACGTTCCTCGTTAACTGGTACTACCGCCGCAAAAGCTACCAGCTGTTGAACAAGTTGGGCGTCAGCCGGAGGGTTTACGATGAACTCAATCGCTAAACGCTGCAGCGTGGCCGCCGTGCTGGCGCTGGCGGTGCTGTTGCCGCAATTCAGCGCGCTGCAGATCTCTGAGGCCGGGTTGCGCCTGCTGGCCGATTTCGAGGGCTGTCGTTTATCCCCTTACCAGTGTCAGGCGGGCGTCTGGACCAGCGGCATCGGCCACACGGCCGGGGTAAAGCCCGGCAAGGTTATCAGCGAGCGCCAAGCTGCCGTTAACCTCGTGGCCGACGTGTATCGCGTGGAGCGCGGCATAGGCCGCTGTATGCCTGTCACGATGCCGCCGCCGGTTTATGACGCGGTGGTGTCCTTTGCCTTTAACGTCGGCGTCACGGCCGCTTGCGGCTCTACGCTGGCCGGTTTCATCACCCGCCAGGACTGGCGCAGCGCGTGCCAGCAGTTGCCGCGCTGGGTGTTCGTCAACGGCGTCAAATCGCCGGGACTGGAACGGCGCCGGGCGGCGGAGCTGGCCCACTGCCTGATCGGGGCCGCGCCATGAGCCGCGCGATCGGGTGGTTTCTGGTGCTGGCGCTGGTCGTCGCCGGTTGGATGAAATGGCAGGTTGTCACGTTGGGGGAACGGCTGGAAAGCGCCCGGCAGGAAAACGGACGGATAGCGGCGGCGTTGACCGATACCCGCGCGGCGATCGACACGCTGCAGGCGGCGGCCGGTGTGCTGGCGCAGGAAGAGGAAAAGTTAAGGGGCGATCTCACCGTCGCGCACCGGCTGGCACTGACGCGCGAGCAGAAAATACAGAGGTTACTCAATGAAAATCAGCAATTACGCGATTGGTTTAACACTGCTTTGCCTGCTGACGTTGCCCGGCTGCACCAGCGCCCCGGCTTCACCGGCGCCGCGGATTATCTACGTTGGCTGTCCGAAAGTGAGTCCGTGCCAAATCCCGGCCAGCCGCCCGGCGACTAACGGCGATCTGAGCGCCGATATTCGCCAGCTTGAAAACGCCTTGGCGGCCTGCGCGGTGCAGGTCGAAACGATAAAACACTGTCAGGAACAACACGATGTTAAAACCGCAACAGCTCCGCGCTGAGCTGACAAACTGCCTACCGTGGCTACAGCGCAACCCTGAAAATCTGCAAGTTAGGGTAGAGCGCGGCAATGTGGCCGCCACGCTTGCCGCCTCGCTGTCCCATGAGTACCGCTATACGCTGAATCTGCTGTTTTTGGACTATACCGGCGATCTGGATTTAATCATGGTGCCGATTCAGGCATGGCTACGGGAAAACCAGCCGGACATCATGGCAACGGAGGAAAAGCGCCGCACCGGGATCACCTTTGCGAGCGACTTCAACAACAACGGCTCTTACGATTTCAGCGTGTCGCTGCAGCTGACTGAGCGTGTAGTGGTCAGCGAACAGAACGGCGCACTACACGTTAAGCACCTACCGGAGCCGCCGTTACCGGAGGACATCACGCGGCCGATGCAGCTCTTTGTTCACGGCGAATTAGTGAGTGAATGGCATGAGCGAGCTTAACCCCTTTGACACCCGGCTTGCTGGGTTGATTGCCAAGCTGTCGCCGCAGTCGCGAAAGTCGCTGGCCGTCGCTGTGTCAAAGCGCCTGCGCGCCGGTCAACAGCAACATATCAAGCGCCAGCAGGCGCCGGACGGCACACCTTACGCGCCGCGCAAAACTCGGCTTCGCAACAAAAAGCGCCTGCGCGCTCGGGCAATGTTCTCCAAGCTGCGCACGGCCCGTTACCTGAAAGCCCAGGGCAACAGCGATGCGGCCGTGGTTGAGTTTGTCGGGCGTGTGAAACACATGGTAAACGTTCACCATTACGGCCTGCGCGATCGGCCGACGCCGCACAGCGAGGCGGTAAAATATGAGGCCCGTCCGTTACTGGGATTTGGCCCGGATGACGTCAAAATCATAGAAACGGCCGTGATAGAACACCTCGCAGAATAACCCCCTGTTGTGCCTCCGATCTTCCAACCTCATCGCGTTGTCGCCGCCCGCGCCGGGCGGCATCCTTCCAGCATGAACAATCAACACGACATTTTGCGCCTGCTGCGCAACCTGATCCGCATCGGCACCGTGAGCACCGTTGACCTTGATAACGGCCTGTGCCGCGTCGAAACCGGCGGCAATCTTACCGACTGGCTTAATTGGCTATCTTTCCGCGCCGGGCGTACCCGCAGTTGGTCGGCGCCGTCCGTCGGCGAGCAGGTGCTGATCTTTGCGCTCGGCGGCGAACTCGATACCGCTTTTGTGCTGTGCGGCATTTTCTCCGACGACTTCCCGGCCCCGTCGGCGTCGGCGGATGCGCTGCATATCGCATTCCCTGATGGCGCCGTGATCGAGTACGAACCGGAAACCGGTGCGCTGAGCGTGTCCGGTATTAAAACTGCCGACGTGCAGGCGTCGGAGTCCATCACCGCCAGCACCAAAGTGGTGATCGTTACGGCTGACAAAATCACGCTCGATGCGCCGGAGGTGGTTTGCACCAACAAACTCACCACCGGCACGCTGGACGTGCAAAAAGGCGGGGAGATGCGTGGGAACATTGAGCACAGCGGCGGCTCGTTCTCGTCGAATGGCGTCGTTGTTGATACGCACACCCACGGCGGCGTCCAGACCGGCGGCGGGAGAACCGATAAACCCTCATGAGGACACCAGTATGAAAACCCTATCCGTAATTTTGGCCGCTCTTGTTTCTCGATTGGGCGCTGCAATTGCCTTATCGGGCGCTGTCATGCTGGCACTTAATGGAGTGTCCGGCTGGGGCTGGTTCCTGTTTATCGGGCTGCTGCTGTCATGAACAGCGCCAAATATATCGGCATGAACCGAGGCACCGGCCGCACGCTGACGGACATCGAGCATATTCGCCAGTCTGTTGCGGACATCCTTATTACGCCGCAGGGTTCGCGCCCGATGCGCCGGGCGTATGGCTCGTTGCTATCTGAGCTGCTCGACCAGCCGCAAAACGACGCACTGCGCCTGCAGATTATGGCCGCCTGCTACAGCGCGATTTTGGCGTGGGAGCCGCGCGTCAAGCTGACCGGCATCGCTTTTAATACCACCTATGACGGCAAGATGGTGATCGACATCACCGGCACCCGCACCGATGCCCCCGGCGCGCTGTCGCTGTCTGTTCCTGTGAGCTGAAACCATGGCAACGATTGACCTTTCCCAACTGCCTGCGCCGATCGTCGTTGAGGTGCTGGATTATGAAGACATTTTGGCGGAGCGAAAGGCTACGCTGATTTCACTTTACCCGGAGGAACAGCGGGAGGCCGTCGCGCGCACGCTGGCGCTGGAGTCGGAGCCGATCGTTAAGTTGCTACAGGAAAACGCCTACCGCGAGGTGATTCTACGCCAGCGCGTCAACGATGCTGCAAAGGCGGTGATGCTGGCGCACGCCACCGGCGAAGATCTCGACCAGCTCGGCGCCAACTTCAACACGCCGCGACTTGTGTTCACCCCAGCGGATGAAAGCACCATCCCGCCGACACCGGCAGTCATGGAAGCGGATGAAGATTACCGCCTGCGTCTGCAGGATGCTTTCGAAGGCATGAGCACGGCGGGATCGGCCGGTTCCTACCGTTTTCACGCCCGCTCGGCCGATGGCCGGGTGGCCGATGTGACGGCAATCAGCCCATCACCGGCTAACGTGACCGTCACCGTGTTGTCACGAGACGGGGACGGCACCGCCAGCCCCGAACTGCTGCAGGTTGTCCGCGACGCGCTGAATGATGAGGACGTGCGCCCGGTCGCCGATCGCGTCATCGTGCAATCGGCCAAAATTGCCCCGTATGTTATCGAGGCCGTTTTATACCTGTATCCCGGCCCGGAGGTGGCGCCCATCCTCGACACCGCAAACAAACGGCTACGCGCCTATGTGCAAAATATGCGGCGCCTCGGGCGCAGTATCCGGCGCTCAAGCATGAATGCGGCATTGACCGTTGAAGGTGTCGAACATGTGGAAATCATCAAGCCTGCTGCTGACATCGTGCTTGATAAAACGCAGGCGGGTTACTGCACCGGCGTGAACATCACCCCAGGGCGAGCCGATGACTAACCGTCTATTGCCTGTCGGCTCCTCACCGCTGGAAGTCGCTGCCGCTGCCGCGTGTGCCGAGCTGGAGCGCGTGCCGGTTCCCCTGCGTGACCTGTGGAACCCGAAAACCTGCCCGGTGCATCTGCTGCCTTACCTTGCGTGGGCGTTCTCCGTTGATAGATGGGATGAGGCGTGGCCGGAGGACGTGAAGCGGGGCGTGGTTTCGGCCGCGTTCTACATTCACCGGCATAAAGGCACCATCGGCGCCGTGCGCCGCGTGGTGGAGCCGCTCGGCTACCTGATTAATGTCATTGAGTGGTTCCATACCGATGGCGCCGATCCGCCCGGCACCTTCCGGCTGGATATTGGCGTGCTGGAAACCGGCATCACCGAGGAAATGTATCAGGAGATGGAACGCCTGATCGCCGACGCCAAGCCCCTGAGCCGCCACCTGATCGGCCTCAACATTTTGCAGGACATCCCCGGCCGGATTTACACCGGCGCGGCCGCCATTGATGGCGATGTCATTACCGTTTACCCCGGATAAGAGAAAATCATGAGCAAATACAAAGCGATTATTACCACCGCCGGGGCGGCCAAGATTGCCGCCGCCAGCGCGGGCGGCACGCAGTTGAAAATTGTCCGTATGGCCGTCGGCGACGGGAACGGCACGCTGCCGACACCTAACCCGGCCCAGACCAAGCTGGTGAACGAGAAATACCGCGCGGCGCTCAACGGGCTGACTATCGATAAGACGCTGAAAAATCACATTCTGGCCGAGATGATTATTCCGGCAAACGTCGGCGGCTTCTGGCTGCGTGAGATGGGCCTCTATGATGAGGCCGGGACGCTGATTGCCGTCAGCAACATGGCGGAGAGTTACAAGCCGAAGCTTGAAGAGGGCAGCGGCCGCACGCAGACGCTGCGCATGATCCTGATTGTCAGCAGCACCGAGGCGGTGCAGGTGATCGCCGGTGGCGACACCGTGCTGGCGACCAAGGATTTTGTGGCCGACGCGATCGCCGCGCATGAGAAAACCCGAAACCACCCGGACGCCAGCACCACGGCGAAAGGGATGGTGCAGCTGAGCAGCGCAACAACCAGCACCGACGAAACGAAAGCCAGCACGCCGAAGGCGCTTAAAACTGTCAGCGATGCCAGCATGAAAAAGGCCGCCAATCTGTCCGACTTGCCCGACAAGGCCGCCGCGCGTGGCAATCTGGCGCTGGGCGATGCTGCGACGCGCAACGTCGGGGTAGAAGGCGGGCAACTGATGGCCGTCGGCGCGTTTGGTCTGGGGGCGGGCGCGCGGGCTTTCGATAACGCTTATTGCAACACTGCGCAAATTTACCGGCTGAATGCGACCTCTGAGAACAAGCCGCCGATCGCTGGAAATATTGCCGCCGGGGTGCTGAGCTTGCCTTGCGATGCCGCACCCTCAACGGGCTATGTCAGCGTGTCGGGGCTGGGGCATGGTTTTATTGGCCGTTCTAACCGGCCGGAAAATGGGGTGGTGTGGTCACGGATTTACACCACCGATTACAAACCGACGGCTGCCGATGTCGGTGCATGGAGTAAAACCGAGGCTGACGGCCGTTTTCTGATGCTGTCCGGCGGCACGGTTAAAAAACTGGCTATTAAGCCCGGTAGCGCTGAAACGGATGGGGATTCACTGAGTATTGAGGGAAGCCAGCATACGCCGTTGGTCATGAGCCGCCCTTCAGCGCAGAGTAATTTATCACTCGGTTTCCAAGTCGCCGGGAAGGCACTGATGCGTCTTGGTTTGGGGATGGATAACGAGTTGCATTGGGGAACTGAGCCTAATCAGGGGGCAAACCCGCGTATTTATACGACGGCGAAACCGCCTACCGCGCAAGAAACAGGCGCGTTGACGGATGCGCAGGCCGTGCAGAAATACGCGCTGCGTTCTATCAAGGTGAACGGTAAGCCGTTGAGCGGGGACGTCAATCTGTTGGCCGGTGATGTCAACGCATGGAACAAAACTGAAGCCGATGGGCGCTTTGTGAAACGGGCGGGCGATACCATGACCGGGGCGCTTGCGTTGCCGCGCGTGGTTTTCCCCAGCGAAAGCTTGCAGGCCACGAATGCTGACAGTGACATCACTCGGCCGGACGGTTTCACGCTTGAACAGCTCGGCGATAAATCAGTCGGCTATCCACTGACTAAAGGCAATCTCGGTAATTTGATGACGTTCAAACTCAACAAATACCGGCATGTCCAATTTGCGATCGGCTCGGGTAATACGGAATTTTGGCTACGTTCTCCTCGGGAAGATAATCCGGCGACGGCTAAAGCTTGGGCGCAGGTGTACACGACACACTACAAGCCAACGGCTGCTGATGTTGGCGCGCTGACCGACGCGCAAGCCGCGCAGAAATACGCGCTGCGCTCTATCAAGGTGAACGGTAAGCCGTTGTCCGCTGATGTCAATTTGTTGGCCGGTGACGTTAATGCCTGGAATAAAACCGAAGCAGATGGCCGCTATCTTGCGAAGACCGGCGGGCAGTTAACCGGAACGCTAAAGGCCAGCGCGGAGATCCAATCTACCCATATTGATAATTATCGCATGGTCGGCGGCGGGTTCGGTTCCTTCTGGCGCAATGACGGCAACCGGCTTTATCTGCTGCTGACAAACGAAAATGACCAATACGGCACATTCAACGCCCTGCGTCCGTTCTCTGTGGATGTCAGAACCGGCGCCGCCGCTTTTGAGTCGGGTATTCATATCGGCGGTAAATGGCCTGCGATCACCACATCCAGCGGGACAACGTGGCATCCGGACGGCAACGTTCAGGGCAGTTGCTGGGGCGGCTACCTCAGCAACTGGCTTAATCAAAATATCTCGGCTGCGCAGAACAATGCGCAGAACTGGGCCTATCAGAATTTGGTTCAGGGTGTGCGCATGGCCGGGCGCACGGTTATTGCGGATACCGGCGGGCGCATCGATTTACCGTCGGGCTGTGTTTATACGGGTATGTCCGGCTCAAACTACAACCCCTCAATCTGGGGCGCTTATTCAGCGGTTCAGGTGCTGATTAACGGCACATGGGCAACAATTGGAACGGTGTAAAATGCAACACATTAAGAATTTGAAGCGATACACGCCGGAAGAATTATTCCTCGGCGAGAACGTGATTTATCTTCAGGATGATAACGGTATTGACTGGTACGCCGCGCAAAAATTGTTTTCGCCGGACACCGTAAAACTGGCTTATGACGAAAGCGGCATTATCTGCGCGATTAACAGCGATGTGTCGATGCTGTGGCCGATTGGCTTATCGGTTATTGAGCTGAACCCAACGAAACTGCCAAAGCGCTGTCTGGCTAATGGTGAGTGGGTCTTTGACGGTAAGAAGGTGAGCCCGCGCGCCTATTCCGCAGAAGAAAAGATGGCGAGGGCTGAAGCCAGAAAAAATGAATTGCTGGCGATAGCGGGCGCGGCTATTGCGCCGCTTCAGGATGCTGTTGATTTGGATATGGCGACCGAGGCAGAAAAAGCGCTGTTGGCGGACTGGAAAAAATACCGTGTGACGCTGAATCGTCTTGATATGTCAGCCCCGGATATTGACTGGCCGGTGGCGCCCGGCGCCTAAGAAAAAAGCCCGCAGCGATGCGGGCTTTTATTTTGGAAGTTAACGGAAAATGGTCATGGCACCATAGTTGTTACAAAATTCGGCGCACCAATTAGGATGACGAACAGTAGTATGCTTCCTATGGTAATTGCTGTTGCGAGTTCATTCTTCATAGTGGCATTTCCCCGGTTATTTTGAAAGCGTGCCTACAAACTCCAATGTGTCGCGGTATAACTGGAATTCATCGTTATCAGATGCTTTTTCCATTTCTGCGACTATTTGAGAAAGAATATTATCGGTGTTGACTATTTTTTTGCGAACAAGAAGATCAATGACACATCTGCCCAGAACCGTGCCTACCTTTTCCAAGTTCTGCGTTTCACTATCGGTAAGGTAATGAATACTCATAAGGCCTCCAATCAATGATTTTTCGGATTTGGCCGTTAATCCAGATGTCGTCTTTAGAGCAGGCATTCCCATCCTTAGTTTGGTTGAAAGAGCCCACCGAAGCGGGCAAAAATTTGTCTCTGGTGTATCAAGCGTTACAAAGGTTGTTATAAGGGATTGCGAACCCTGAATAACGCTTTTAGGTTAGGAATGTTCTGAAATCATGGCAAGTGATTACGAACGGTAAGAAACGAATTTAGGACAAATATTTAAAAAAATGCCCCACGGCGGGGCGAAATTTGGTGATGATAGCTACATGAACTACTGCATGTGACGACTAGAGGCATGTGTCGTCTATTGGCGACACTAAAGCAGTTTGGCCGGTTGAACAAGCAAAAAATGCTGAAGTGAGAAATCTTAGGAAAAGTGCCATTCGAAAGTCTGCGCTTTCGAAAAGATGTCGTTACCCCCATGAAAAAGCCCGCAGTGATGCGGGCTTTGTGTTTGCGGCTTCCCTGATGTTGCCGCGCTTGACCTCCAGACCTTACCCCGCCCGGCTCTCAGACGTCCAATTGATTGCGTAGATCAATACAACGTAATTGATCGGCGCGAGCGATCGTTATTCCCTCCAAAATCCCCAAATCCGGCTCGGCCTGTTGTCTGGTCGGCCTTCCAGCACCCACTGCGTGCGGCCCGGCGAGCCGGGCGTCATCATGCCTGCACCTACTCACCACCCGGAGCAAATTAATGGGCGATTATCATCACGGCGTGCGCGTCGTCGAAATCAACGACGGCACCCGCGTTATTTCCACCGTATCGACGGCGATCGTCGGCATGGTCTGCACGGCGGAGGATGCCGACGCGTCAGTTTTCCCGCTCAATACCCCGGTACTTATCACCGATGTGCTGGCCGCCTCCGGCAAGGCCGGTAAAAAAGGTACGCTGGCGACGTCGCTGCGGGCGATCGCCGAACAGGCGAAGCCGGTCACGGTGGTTGTTCGTGTTGCCACCGGTAAAGACGCGGCGGAAACCACCTCCAACATCATCGGCGGCGCGAATGCTGAAGGCCGCTATACCGGCATGAAAGCGCTGTTATCTGCACAGGCTGAGCTGGGCGTTAAGCCGCGCATCCTCGGCGTGCCGGGGCTGGATAATCAGGAGGTATCGACGGCGCTCTCCGGGATTTGCCAGCAGTTGCGCGCGTTCGGCTATATCAGCGCCTACGGATGCAAAACCGTGCAGGAGGCTACCAAGTACCGCGACAATTTCAGCCAGCGCGAGCTAATGCTGATCTGGCCGGATTTTGTCAGCTGGAACACCACCGCCAACCAGAGCGACATCGCCTACGCCACCGCCCGCGCGTTGGGGCTGCGCGCCAAAATCGACACGGAAACGGGCTGGCATAAGACGCTTTCAAACGTCGGCGTCAACGGCGTGACCGGCATCACCGCCAGCGTGTTCTGGGATTTGCAGGCGCCCGGCACCGATGCCGACCTGTTAAACCAAGCGTGCGTCACCACGTTGATCCGCAAAGACGGCTTTAAATTCTGGGGTTCCCGCACCTGTTCCGATGATCCGTTGTTCATGTTCGAGAACTACACCCGCACCGCGCAGGTGCTGGCCGATACCATGGCCGAGGCGCATCTATGGGCTGTTGACCGCCCGGTAACGCCTACGCTGGTGCGCGACATGATTGACGGCATCAACGCGAAATTCCGCGAGCTGAAATCCGCCGGGCTGATTATCGACGGTAATTGCTGGTACGACGAAAGCGCCAACACCAAGGAAACCCTGAAGGCGGGCAAGCTGTTTATCGATTACGACTACACGCCGGTGCCACCGCTGGAAGATTTAACCCTGCGCCAGCGCATCACCGATCGCTATCTTGCGACGTTTGCGGCATCCGTGAACCGCTAAAGGAGACGTTAGAACATGGCACTGCCGAAAAAACTGAAATACCTGAACCTCTTCAACGACGGCTACAGCTACATGGGCGTGGTGTCCTCGCTGACGCTGCCGAAGCTCACCCGCAAGCTGGAGAAATACCGGGGCGGCGGCATGAACGGCGCGGCCTCCATCGATATGGGGCTGGACGATGACGCGCTGGCCGTTGAGTGGTCGATGGGCGGCATTGATGAGCGGGTGCTTAAGCAGTGGGGCGCCGTCGATGCCGTGCCGCTGCGCTTTGCCGGTTCCTTCCAGCGTGACGACACCGGCGAGGTGTCCGCTGTGGAAGTGGTGATGCGTGGTCGCCACAAAGAAATCGATTTTGGCGAGTACAAGCAGGGCGAGGATACCGAAACCAAGGTTTCCACCGAGTGTACTTACTTCAAGCTGACCGTGGACGGCAAAGAGCTGATCGAGGTCGATACCGTGAACATGGTCGAAAAGGTCAACGGCGTTGACCGGCTGGCCGAGCATCGCAAGGCGATCGGCCTGTAATTTTGGCGCCAGCCCGCAGGGCTGGCCCTTTTCCCCCTGATTTGAGAGAACACCATGAAAGACGTAAACGAAAATACCGTTACCCTCGACACCCCGATCCAGCGCGGTGAAACCACCATCACCGAGGTGCAGGTGATTAAACCGAACGCGGGCGCGCTGCGCGGCGTCGGGCTGGCGGCGATCGCTAATGCCGACGTTGACGCGCTGCTGGTTGTGCTGCCGCGTGTGACCGTGCCGAACCTGACCAAAGAAGAATGCGCGCGCCTGGAATTGCCGGACTTGGTGGCGCTGGCCGGGAAAGTGGTCGGTTTTTTGTCGCCGAACTCTGTGGCGTAATCCCCGACGCCCGGCTGGGCGTTGATGACCTGATGGCGGACATCGCGGTGATCTTCCACTGGCCGCCGTCTGAAATGGCCGGAATGACGCTCACGGAGCTGTTGAACTGGCGCCACAAGGCACTGCAACGCAGCGGAGTTAATCACGATGAGTAAAAGCCTGCAGCTTCAGGTCTTGCTGAAGGCCGTAGACCAAGCAACCCGCCCGCTAAAGAGTATCCAACAGGCAAGCAAACAGCTTGCCGGTGACATCAAAACCACGCAGCAAACCCTCAAGGCTCTGGACGCGCAAAGCGCCCGGATTGAGGGATTTCGCAAGGCGCAGGGACAGCTTGCCGTTACCGGCAAGGCACTGAAGAAAGCCAAGGAAGAGGCGGCCGCGCTGGCCGTCCAGTTCAAGGCGACGGAAAAGCCCACGGCGCAGCAAGCGCGTTTACTGGAGGCATCGAAGCGCGCTGCCGCCGAGCTGCAGACGAAATACAACGGCCTGCGCCAGTCGGTGCAGCGCCAGCGTGACGCGCTCAATGCTGACGGCATCGCTACCCGGAACCTGAGCGCCGAACAGCGCCGGTTGAAGGCCAGCGCCAGCGAAGCCACGACAGCGCTGGGCCGCCAGCGCGGCGAGCTGGAACGCCTGAGCAAGAAACAAGAGCAGGTTAACCGCGTCGGCGCGCGTTACCGTGCCGGGCAATCGGCAACCGCGACTGTCCGTAATACCAGCGCGGCCGGGCTGGGTATCGCTACCGCCGGACTGGTCGCTGAAGGGGCGTTTATTGCGCCGGGGGTGCAGTTCGACAGGCAGATGTCAGACACGCAAGCCACGCTCGGACTATCGAAGAATGACCAGCAACTGGCCGCCATTCGCCAGCAGGCGCGGGATATTGGCGCCACCACTGCGTTTTCGCCGACGGACGTCGCCCGCACGCAATCGGTGCTCGCCAAGTCCGGCTTTAACGGCGATGCCATTCTGAAATCGACAGAATCGACGGTCAATCTGGCGCTGGCCTCCGATCTGGACATCGCCGACGCGGCCGACATCATCACCAACATGCAATCGGCGTTTAACATGCCGATAGACGAGATCCAGCGCGTCGCGGACGTGATGACCAAAGGTTTCACCAGCTCGAACAGCAACCTGATGGATTTTGGCGAGGCGATGAAGTACGTCGCGCCGATCGCCGAGGCGGCCGGGGCCAGTATCGAGGACACCACCGCCTTGCTGGGCGTGTTGGCCGATAACGGCATCAAGGGGTCTATGGCCGGTACGGCGGCCAGTGCGATGTTTACGCGGTTACAGGCGCCCGTCGGGCAGGCGGCTGATGCGTTGTCAGAATTGGGCGTAAAAACCAAGGACGGCAAAGGGAACATGCTGCCGATCGCGAACATCCTCAAGAAAATTAACGGCTCGTTTAAAACCAACAAACTCGGCACCGCGCAGCAGGCCGAATACCTGAAAGTCATTTTCGGCGAAGAGGCGATGAAAGGCGCTATCAAGCTGATTGACGCCGCCGGTAACGGCAAGCTGAGCGAAAAACACAGCACCGTCACCCAGTCAAAAGGGGCTACGGCCCAGATTGCCCGAGTGAAGGTGGACAACCTCGACGGCGACCTGAAAAACCTGTTTTCCGCCTGGGAGGACGTGCGCATTGAAATGTTCGACGGCCAGAATTCAGCGCTGCGTAAGCTCACGGTTTCCGCCACTGAATGGCTGACCAAGGCCGGGGCATGGGTGAAGGCCAATCCTGAGCTGGTCGGCACGCTGGTGAAGGTCACGGCGGGTGTCACGGCCCTGATCGGCGGCCTCGCCGCGCTGGGCCTTATCGCATGGCCGGTGATGGCCGGGGTCAACATGTTGATCGCCGGGGCCGGGCTGCTGGGAACGGTCTTTACCACCGTTGGCGCCGGGATTGCGGCCGCATTCAGTGTGATCACCCTGCCGGTGGTCGCGGCGGCGGCGGTGATTGCCGGTGTGGCATTGACTATCCGTAAATATTGGGAGCCTATCAGCGCCTTTTTAACGGGTATCGGCGAAGGCTTCAGCGCCACTTTCGCGCCGATGCGCGCCGCGCTTGTCCCGCTGTCCGGCGCATTTACGCCGCTGCTGAGCATGGTGCGCAACGTCTGGCAGTGGTTCGGCAAGCTGATCGAGCCGGTGAAATCTTCACAGGCCGAACTCCAGACTGCCGCGCGCTATGGGCGCATGTTCGGTGAGTGGATCGCGGCCGGATTGAGCCTGCCGCTGCAGCTGTTGGGCGGATTGCCCGGCCTGCTGACCGGCATCTGGGGCGTTGCGAGCGGCATTGCGGAGCGTGTCGCCGCCGTCTGGGACACCATCGGCGAGCGTGTTAACGCGGCATGGCTGGCGCTGAGCGCCGCCACGGTTCAGGCATGGGATCGGCTGACCGGCTGGCTTAATGGCAAATGGGAGGGACTGGTAAACGGAGCTAAAGCGCTGCCGGGGCAGTTCAAAGAAGCCGGGATGAACATGATTAACGGGGTCATTGACGGCATTAGCGAGCGTTGGCAGGTGCTGAAAGACAAGTTTTCCGGCCTCACGGATATGCTGCCGGACTGGATGAAGTTTGGCGACGAGGAGGCGGAGGTTAACCCGGCGATTTCATACAACCGCCCGGCGCCTGAGCTGATGCCGGGGCCGGGCTATGCGGGGGCATTCGACAAGGGCGGCATCATCCCGCGCGGCCAGTTCGGCATCGTCGGCGAGCGTGGCCCGGAGATTGTCAACGGCCCGGCCAATGTCACCGGTCGCCGGAAAACGGCGGCGCTGTCGGCGGCGATGTTATCGCTGTCAACGCCGGTGATGGCGTCGGCCCCGGCTGCTGCACCCGCTACGGCGCCAGCCCCGATCACGATTCAGGTGTACGGCGCCCCCGGCCAAGACGCGGCCTCCATTGCGCGCGAAGTCTCGCGCCAGCTCGAGGCCGAACGACGCAAACACGCGGCCGCCGCGCGTAGCCGCATGACTTACGGAGATTCATGATGATGTTAACGCTGGGGCTGTTTGTTTTTATGCTGCAGACGCTGCCGTATCAATCCATGAGCCGCAACGCGGAATATCGCTGGCCGAGCAACGCCCGCGTTGGCCTGCGCCCGGCGGCGCAATTTCTGGGGATGGATGAGGAAAAAATCACGCTGTCCGGGGTACTGCTGCCGGAGATCACCGGCGGCCGCTGGTCACTGCTGACGCTGCAACTGATGGCCGAGCAGGGCCGGGCGTGGCCGCTGATTGAAGGCACCGGCACGATTTACGGCATGTTTGTGATCGAGTCGATTTCTGAAACGCACTCCGAGTTTTTCGCCGACGGCAGCCCGCGCCGCACAGAGTTCACGCTCAACCTGAAGCGGGTCGATGAATCCCTGTCGGCGATGTTTGGCGATCTGCGCCAGCAGGCCGGGGAGCTGTACGATAAAGCCGGAGAGATGGCCGGGAAGGCCGCCGGTGCTATGGGAGGGTTGTTATCATGAAAAGCGGCGTAAGCCTGCCAGCCGGGGCGCGAGTTGCGCCGGATTTTTCGCTGTTGCTGCAGGATAACGACATCACGCACAACATCCGCAAGCGGCTGATTTCTCTGTCGCTGACGGATAACCGGGGCTTTGAGGCCGACCAGCTCGACATCGAACTGGATGACAGCGACGGACTGATGGCGATGCCGCAGCGCAATGCGGTGCTGTCGCTGGCGCTCGGCTGGCAAGGCTCGCCATTGACGCCAAAAGGCCAGTTTACGGTCGATGAGGTCGAACACCGGGGCGCGCCGGACACGTTGACTATTCGCGCGCGTAGTGCGGATTTTCGCGGCTCGCTGAACACCCGGCGCGATGAGTCCTACCACGACACCACCCTGGGCGACATTGCGCAGAAGGTGGCTGCGCGCAATAAGCTAAAAGCCTCGCTGGCCGCCGGTCTGGGCACCATCAAAATCAGCCATATTGACCAGACGCAGGAGACGGATGCGGCATTTATTACCCGGCTGGCGACGCTTAACGGCGCGGTGGCGGCGGTGAAAAATGGCGCTCTGCTGTTGTTGCGGCCGGGGAACGGCGCCACGGTAGGCGGGAAGCCATTGCCGGTGTATACAATCACCCGGCAGGATGGCGATCAGCACAGTTTCAGCATTGCCGATCGGGATGCCTACACCGGCGTGACGGCGAGCTGGCTCAATACAAAACAGCCGAAGCCGAAGAAAGTGAAGCTGCAGCGCAAGCCAAAAGAGCAGCATTTGCGCGCGCTGCAACACCCGAAGGCGAAGCCGGGCAGCAGTAAAAAACCGGGGAAACCGGCGGAGGCGGCGAAAGGCGATTATCTGGTGGGGGCTGACGATAACGTGTTTGCGATCACCAAAATTTACGCCACCAAGGCCGCCGCGATGCGGGCAGCACAGGCAAAGTGGGAAAAGCTTCAGCGCGGTGTGGCTGAGTTTTCACTGTCGCTCGCCATGGGCCGGGCCAACATCATACCGGAAACGCCGGTACGCGTCAGCGGGTTTAAAGCGGCGATCGATGCGCAAGACTGGATAGTGAGCAAAGTCACGCACAATTTGAGTAACGGAGGTTTTACGACGGCGCTGGAGTTTGAGGTTTTGCTGTCGGAGGTTACTTATGACGTGCGTGACTTCGCTTTATGAATTTGTAAATTAGATTAAAGCTAATTCAAATCTAGATCACAGAGCGTATTATCGCGGCAACAGTCATTGAAGAGGAATTAATAATGTTCCATTGCCCATTATGCCAGACTGCGGCCCATGCCCGCACCAGCCGTTATCTGAGCCAGCACACGAAAGAGCGTTATCACCAGTGCCAAAATATCAACTGCGGCCACACGTTTAAAACGATGGAGACCTATGACAGTGCGATTATGACGCCGGGGCAGGTCAGGGCCGTTCCCCCGCATCCGGTCGGTGCCAGTGTGGCAGGCCAACAACAGGTTATGTGGATGTGACCAGCTGAGAGAAACAAACCCGCTTAATGCGGGTTTTTTATTGGAATGCGTACATTCGGCTGGCAACTATCTTATGTCGGGATGTGCGGATATGGGGGAGACTCAAAAAAACAAAGCGACACTTTTGCGACACTGATGTTGATGGCAACAAAAAAGCCACCCTGATAGGTGGCTTAATTATATGATTTTAAAGCTAAAATTTGGTGGCCCCTGTTGG